ATCTGCTAAATCGCAAGAAATGATTTTCTTTTCAAAAGGAAATTATGGATTTATTTCTGATGGTAAATTTACAATCGATAATGGTAATGGTGGTGCTGATTTGGATTTTGGTGATGATGTAAACATTACTACTGATAGAAACAATGGAAATTTTTCAGTAATTACAGGAACAGGTAATATCTTACTTAATACTGATAATACCAATGAAGCGATAGTTAGAGGTAATACTCTTGTAGATTTACTTACTCAACTTATAGATGCAATCAATAAACAAACTTTTAATACACCATCCGGCCCAACGGCTCTTGGTCCAAATAATAGAGCAGATTTTAACGATATTAAATCTAAACTTAGAGATGCTCTATCAACTTTAAACTTTACGGAGTAACAAAATGTCTTGGAATAATTTTAAATCCATTATGAATGCTTATATGAGTAATCCGAATGGAGTAAAATCCAAAGAAGATTTTGCCAAACAATTTACTCAAGCATACGATTTTGCAATGATTACGGGCTCTATTGTTACTCGTGGATTTGGTGGTGCTCCCCTTCCTATACAAAAAGGAAATAAAGAATTGATGGAAAAAATGGTAATACTTGCCTGTACTGTTGCTTTGACAAAACAAGATAGACATACTTTTATAAAAGATTTAGGAAAAGCAGTTTTAGGATATTGGAGTGGAGCAACCTTACAATTAATACCACCAGCGATTCCAGCACTTGGTTCTTTTCAAAACATATCATCAACTACTGCTATTATATCCAATCCAGGAACATGGCCAGAAACTCCACCCGAGTTTCCAACAGATGATAGTGCTAATTTTTTAGATATGTTTATTGCGTATGGAACTACACACTTAACAACTATTCAAGCAATGGTATCTACAATATCTTTATATCCTGGATTTCCATTACTACCACCTGCTCCAGGGTTTATAACTCTGACAGGATATCAATTACCATAAAAACAACAAAGATATATTTATATTAAGATAAAAGGAAATTTTACAAAATGGATAACAAACAACTTATAAAAGTAATCAAAGCATTAGTAGAAGCTGAAGTTGCTAAGAAACATGAAAAGTTTCTAAAGGAGCAGTTTCCAGCTATACTTGATGAAGCCGTTAAGGGTAAAATGAAAACTTTGAAAAAAGCCACACCAACAAATGTGGTAAGTGAAGAAGTAGACCCGTTTGAACTTGCTAATCAAGTATTACAAAACGAAAGAGAAGAACAACCAAAAAAACAATTCACTAAAAATGAAGCGTTAAATGAGGTTCTTAATATGACAAAACCATTTACCAAAGAACAAAGAAGTGGTGGTACTCAAGTTAAATCCGTATTAGATTCGTTCCAATCAGTAAACGAAGGTATGGATAAAACAGTTACATTTAACCAACAAGGAGCAGGAGCTGGTTTAGAAGGAATGAGAGCTTCAATGGCAGCACAAATGGGATATGGAGATATGCCGGGTGTTAATGGAGCTAGACAAGGTGGATTGGGAGTAACAACAGGCCTTGCAGGTTTAGATAGAATCCTAAACAGAGATAACTCTGCTTTAGTTAAAAAGTTTAAAAGATAATGATATATCCAATTGAAGTTATTGTTGTTTTTTTAGTATCATCTTTTTATTTGGGATGGCACATAAGAAAACAATTTACTTCAAAAAAAGGATGTAGTAAATGTAATTGTGGAGAATAATAAGTGGCTTACGTTTTAGGTAATAAGATTGTTAAAGATACCGAAGAATTTGATTCTTTTGCATATGGTATTGCTTCTCCTACAAAGAGGGGAAGTGTATTCTTTGAACAAACTTTTACATCTTATGATGCAGCTAAATCTAATTTAAGAAATTTATTACTTACAAGAAAAGGTGAAAGAATAATGCAACCTGAATTTGGAAGTGGTATTCATTCTTTGTTATTTGAACAGATGAATGATAATCTCGAAGAACAATTAGAAGAAACTATAACAGAAGCAGTTAACTTTTGGTTACCTTATATTAATGTTGAAGAAATTGATATTGAAATGACTGATGAGATGAAAGATAGAAACATTGCAAATATGAACATAAAATTTACAGTTGGTAACGATATTGATTTAAATGAAATTACATTTACAGTAGAGGGGTAGTAAGATATGGCACTTAATACAACAAATAGAAAAAATAAAGGAAGGGATATAAAATATCTCAATAAAGATTTTGGTCAATTCAGAGAGAATCTGATTGAGTACGCTAAAAACTACTTCCCACAAACTTATTCTGATTTTAACGAATCATCACCAGGTATGATGTTTATCGAAATGGCATCTTATTTAGGTGATGTTTTAGGATATTATATTGATGATACGTTAAAAGAATCATTTATAACCACAGCCGAAGATAAAAAAAATATATTAGCTTTATCTCAATATCTTGGTTATAAACCAAAAGTAACTTCTCCTTCGATAGTTAAATTATCTGTTTATCAATTAGTACCAAGTATTGGTACTGGTTCTGAAAACAGACCGGATTCAACATATTATTTAAGAATCAAAGAAGGAATGGTTGCCGAATCTAATACTGGTGTACAATTTAGAACAACAGAGTTATTAGATTTCAATGATGCTTCTGATAGAGAGATAACTGTATATAATACAAACTCCACAACAGGAGAACCTTCTCAATATTTAATTAAAAAATATGTTAATGCTATTTCAGCAGAACTTAGAAAAATAACTAAAACAATAACAAACCAATCGTTTGCAAAAATAGATATTGCTGATACAAATGTAATTGATATTTACGATGTAAGAGATTCAAATGGAAACAAATGGTATCAGGTTCCTTATCTTGCACAAGAAATGGTTTATGTGGATTATCCAATAACTGAACAAACTGATAAAGATTTATTTCAATTTAGAGATTCTGTTTCAAATGTTTTAAAATTAATTAAGACATCAAGAAGATTTACTACAACTGTAAATGAAAATAATACTACATCTATTATATTTGGTGGAGGAACTAATAATACAGATAGCGATGAAACTCTAATACCAAATGTAAAAAATGTTGGGTTAGGATTACGTTCATCTATTGATAGATTAGGAGCTTCATTTGACCCATCCAACTTTTTAAAAACAGAAACATATGGTCAATCACCAACTGGTGTGATGGAAGTTTCTTACTTAGTGGGAGGTGGAGTTAATTCAAATGTATCAAAAGGACAGATAACAAAAATAGAATCAATAGAATTTGATGATGATGCTCAGTATTTTTCAGAAGATGATATAGCTTTGTATCGTACTGCAAAACAATCAGTTGCAGTTGATAACGAATTTCCAGCAACAGGTGGTAGAGGTGGAGAAACAATTAATGAAATTAGAGAAAATGCACTTGCAATATTTGGTTCTCAAAACCGAGCAGTAACAAGAAAAGATTATCAAGTTAGAGCACTTTCACTTCCATCAAAATATGGAGGAATTGCAAAAGCATATTGTGCACCTGATGGAGAGTTAGATAATAACTCACCTTCTTCTATTTTAGCAAACCCATCATCTTTACAAGAATTTACTGATTTATTTATATCATTAAAAAATAAAGATTTAAATGAACAAGAAGTAAAAAATCAATTAAATACATTTTTAATAGGTAAGAAATCAAATTTAGAAGAAAAAAATAATCCTTTTGCAATAAATTTGTATATTCTTGGATATGATTCCAATAAATACTTATCTACTCTTAATAGAGCAATTAAAGAAAACTTAAAGACTTATTTAGGAGAGTATCGTATGTTAACTGATGGTGTTAACTTACTTGATGGATTTATTATAAACATTGGTGTTGATTTTGAAATTAGAGTTTATGGTGGTTATAATACAAGAGAAGTGTTAGTTAAATGTATAGATAAAATAAAAGAATATTTTAATATTGATAATTGGTCTTTTAATATGCCAATTAACATTTCGGAACTTGAATTAATTATAGCTGGTGTTGAAGGAGTACAATCTGTACCCAAATGTGAAATTGTAAATAAATGTGGTGGTAGTTATTCAAATGTTAAATATAATATATCTGCCGCAACAAAAGGGAAAATGGTTTATCCATCATTAGACCCTTCGGTATTTGAAATAAAATATCCTAATAAAGATATTAAAGGGAGTGTTGTATAATGTATTACTTTGTAACAGCATCTAAAGATGCAACGATTTACTTACAGCAACCAACTCAAAACACAGGGTTGGATGAAATATTAGAAGTTTCCAAAACTTATTATGGAAGCTTAAAAGATATTGCTCATTCCCTAATCAAGTTTGAAACCACTGCTCTTTCACAATCTATTACAAGTGGTGATATCACTATGAGTTCTGCTGAACTTATTCTTAGAGAATGTGAATCATCGGAAATACCAATCGATTATACAATTTATGCGTATGCAGTAACTCAATCATGGGAAATGGGTATTGGTACTCGTTTCGATGAAATCACAACAGATGGTGTAACTTGGAACTCAGTAAGAACAGGTACAAGTTGGTTATCACAAGAATCCCATTCAGCAGATACAACTGGTTCATTTAATGGTAAGGGTGGAACTTGGTTTACGGGTTCGTTCTCAACACAATCATTCTCATACGAAACATCTGATATTGAAATGGATGTTAAAGTAACACTTGATGAATGGATTAGTGGTTCCCTTCCAAACGAAGGATTTATTTTAAAATACGATTCATCATTAGAAAATGATACTAATGATTACGGACAATTAAAATTCTTTTCAAAAGAAACAAATACAATATACCAACCTAAATTGAGAATTGGTTGGGATGATTCTTCTTTCTCTACTGGTTCTTTAACCGAACTTACCGCTGATGATATTCATGTAACATTTAAAAGATTAAAGACCAGATACAAACGTGGAAGTAAACCTGAAATCAGAGTTTTCGGTAGAGAGAAATATCCTCTCAAAACATACACCAATCAATACTCGTACACAGATGTAAA